ATTTTACTGACACAACCAAAATCATGTACCCAGCTCCACATGGACTTCACCGAGGTGAAGGATCCGGAGTAGGGCTAAGCACACTAGGTTGTTTGATTCCCGATGAGGTCGGTACGCTCAGTCTTGATGCCGCTAGAAAGCGACAAAGGCTGAGACTCCCTTCTGCTATCAGTATTCGCTTTCACAAGGGTTCCTTGTTTAAGCGCAAACGAAACCCGAGAGCTGTGCTCTCAGGTCGTGAAAGGGACCACGTACTCAAAGAGTTCGCGCCCCTTTTCAAGATCTTTCCCCGTGGGAAGAGCTTGTTTCAGGATCTTCTCCTGAAACCCATCGATCTCCTATTCAAACACCACTCACTGTGGCTTGGAATCAGTACGTGTCTCGCGGCTGGTTTCGTTGAAGAGACAGACTCAGTCTGGAACTTCACTTGCAAGTGGTGGGTTCTAGTCACTAGAACCTTCCTGCACAGCGGTCTTTATACCGCTTCAAAACTCTGGAAGCAATATGCTAAGAGAGTCTTTGATGTTTACACCGGAAATGAGCTCAGCTCACGTTCCAACCCCGACTGGTCGCCTTATCCAGAGTTTCCAAAGGAAACCTGGTGCGACAAAGAGCCGAACGAAATGGAGAGATTGGACTTTGTCCTACTCTCCTCGTTCTGCTCAACAAGATTGCTGCCAGCTGGTGACCAGCAGGCAAAAGATATATCGCTCACTAAACATGAGGCGACTCTCCTTGAGCCACCGACGTCGGTGTCAAAAAGAGTTCACCGCAGCCGCTATGAGCGTTGCGGAGGACGTGCGAGCCCACTTAGAGGGGGCTGGCAGGAAAATAGAGCATAAACATGCTCATGTTTCAATCTCCAACTCGTCGTGCTATGAAGCAACGAGAAGCGAGGGAGGGCGCCGTGCGTATGTTCTCAAAGAGACTACGACATGGCTAGAAGAGTGTTCAGAAGTGACTAAGATAGTACAACTTCCCACTGGGGACAAGTACCAAGTCATTGAGGGTGTACCGCGGCGGGATACTGTGTATCCCGAGGGCTTTGCAGCCCCCGTGGCAGAGCCTCAAAAGATTAGCGACGGATTGTTCACAGAACGATTCGAAGACACTGAAGATGAGCGCACAGCGTTCACAATGTTTTGCTGGGCTTTCGACACACTCGTTAAGGATGAAATCCTGAACGAGGACGGAAGCCTTGGTTCGAAACCACCGCGCGTGATACGCGTAGCGATTGGTGAGCCAGGCAATAAAGTGCGCATTGCGACAAAGTCGGAAGCAGCTCTTGTTACCTACGGACAGCCGTGGGGCCATTGCATGAAAGCAATACTAGAATTCGATCCCAACCTAAAGGCGGGTTTATCCTCTGGATTCCAGGGGTTCGAATGGATCAAGATGTCCAAGAGACTTCAGTTACTGACTGTCCCAAAATGGATAATGACCGGAGACTTCACGGAAGCCACCGACCATATAGTTCACGAACACGCAAGACTTGCTTTTCGCAAGATTCTAGATGCCCTTGGTTCGACTTCAAGATACTTGACGTCTTACCTGGATCTATTGGCCTCCCCTAGGGAGGTAGTTCCTTCGAAGGACGACATCATTGATGGTCCCTTCATAACCCAGAGGGGAATCCTCATGGGGGAGCCGGGTGCTAAAAGTATCCTGACTCTACTAACAAAGATTGCGAACCGCTTGACTGGGTCAACCGGTAGCTTCTTTGCTACTGCCGGAGACGATCAAATTGACGCCGACGACAGACTCAAGAACCTAATCACTTATCGTGACAAGATTCACCACACTACGCTAGTCCCTGGTGACTGGGCTGTTAGTCCCTACGCAGTTAAATACTGCGAAGAGATATTAATTCCAGGTGGCTCGGTTGAATCGGACCGCCCAGACTCGGCGAAACTTGACTGTGTCAAGCTCCGCTTGTGTTCCCCCGAACAGAAGACTGGAAGGGGAGACCAAGACACGAACCCTGCTTATGGC